CTTCCACTGTATCGATATCTCCCACCATAACTACCACATATACAGCTACTGCTAGTGGAAATGGAGGTACTGGATCTGATTCTTTGACAGTTACAGTTTTACCACCACCGTCTGTCACTGTAAACGGACCTGACAGAGCTGATTATGGATCTACCATAACAGTTTCGTATGAAGGAGTAAATGTCGCGACATCATTTACTCTCACTCCACATTATTATGACTTGGATGGTTTTATTGAATATGGGGATTCTATTACTTTACCTGTAGGAGACAACGTAAGTGGTGATTACACGTTTGATAATATTCCATGGGGAAATAGGGGTCCATCTCGTATAGAATTTGTCGGGATGGCCGAAGGGTATGGAGGACTAATTGCCAGTGACGTTCATCCAGTAAGTATTAATATTGATCAAATGCCAGATCTTATAGACATTCCAGAATCACAAGATAAATTTAAGAGTGAAGAACCTGTGATATCACCAGATCGAGTAGTAACTACTTTACAACTAGTGGTTGATGATATAGATATTCCTGTTGCAATCAAGGCAGACTTACCTATTCAAGTAGAAATTGATGACGATTCGAATTATAGAGATGTGGAGCAAATATAATGACAACTATTAATTACGGCGTTGGAACTAGCAATGTAAATATTACTGACAGGTGGATTAATATCAGAATAACTGTTGCTGGTGCTCAAGGTGGCAATGGTGGAAATGATAGTGCTCCTGGTGGCACACGCGGACCAGGAAGAAAGGGCACATTCAGTTTACCTGATAGTACACCAAGAACACTCACTCTTCGTGTGGGAGGACAGGGCGGAAATGGATTTGGGTGTGTATCAAATAGTGGAGCTGGAGGTGGTGGTAGTTCTCCTGTCGCTAGTGGCGGGGGTGGTGGCAGAACTGGTCCGCAGGGGTGCTCTGGCGGTGGAGGAGGCGGCGGCGGCGCTACTGGTGTGTATGATAGCATCGCTGGCACATATATTATTCTCGCAGGCGGTGGCGGTGGTGCGGGTGGTGGATCTCACCCCGATTCTTGGTTGAGAGGTGGTAACGGCGGATCGGCTGGTGGTTGGTCTACTTCACCTGGAAGTATTTCTAATGGTGGAACTGGTAGATCTCAAGGATATGATGGTGGCGGCGGTGGCGGCGGTGGAGGTGGCGCTTCGGGTGGCGGCGGTGGTCGCGAAGGTGCTGATGATCGTGCTGGTAGATACCCATCTGGTGGTGGCGGAGGCGGTGGAAGCTTCTATAGAACAGGATATACAACATATGTTAGCGGTAATGGATCTAACTATGCTAATGGATATGTAAGTATCACTTATGATCTTGCAACACCAGAAATTACATCTTTTACTTCATCAAATTCTGCTCTAATTCAAGGAGAAACAACGACATTTTCTTGGACCACAACATATCCACAGTTTGTTAGCAGCATCAGACTAGAAAGTCCATCTGGAGACATTTATAACTTATCATCAACTACGACATCTCTCACAGTACAACCACAACAAACTGGTGATTGGACATTGACGGTGTACTATAGTGGTGGATTTGATACAGATAGATTTAGGCAGACGGTATACATTCCACCTGAAATTACTCTTACTTTGGATGATGATGCTATTCCCCGTGGAGATGGTACAGTATTGAGATGGTCAACTACTGGTGATGCCAGTACGATGTATATCACTCCTGGTATTGGATCAACAAATTTAACTTCATTCAGCAATGTATCGCCAACTGTAACCACAACGTATACTGCTGTAGCCGAAGGTCTTGGTGGACAAGACACAGAAGAAATTACTTTGACTGTATGGCAACCTCCAGAAGTATCGATTAATGGTCCACTAACAGTAAACTATGCTGACTCTTTTATAACTCTATCTCATTCAGAAGTCAATTCTGATGTAAGTTATCAACTACAAGTGATTGCTACAGATCTAGATGGTGTCGTAACAAATGAAACATTTGATCTTGATAGATCGACATCAACATATGCATATGCGCCGACATGGACTAATCGCGGACCATCAAGTTTTAATTTTAACTTGATAGGTATTGGTCTTGGTAACTTGCAGGACACTGATAGTATTACAATTTATCCATATATTGATCAGATGCCTGACGCTGTTGATATTCCTGAATCTGAAGATACTCTCAAAAACGAAGAACCAGTTATTACTCCTGATGTAGAAATTACTACGGAGCAAATTGTAATTGACGATATTGATATTCCAGTGGAAATCAGGGCTGACTATCCTATTCAAGTAGAAATAGATAACGATGGAAACTTCGTGGATGTGCGTCAATTATAGTCCCCTAAATAAAGTGGGAACTACCAGAAATGGCAAGCGGTAACTATATTCCATGACATATTCTTTTTCTACTACACCAGTATATGTAAGCGAGGGACAAACAGTACGCTTCAAGTTTAAAGCGCCCTCCCAGTGGAATACTACTCAAAGTGTCACCATTCAAATTGGTGAGCAGCAAACAATCTGGTATATTACAACAATTCCCGAGGATTTTGCTCCTGATCCATTCCCATTTACACCACTTGAGGATGCAGATACTGATGTAATGTATGTGTATGGTGATGGAACAAGACCTGGAGAAGATGTTATTACAGTATCTGGTCTAACACCAACCACAGAAGCTTCAGTAACACTGACTGGAAGTCTTTCGGCGGTAGTTGATAATTTTTCCATCAGAGTTAAACGTGTAAGTCAAGGAGAAACGGTATTTGGTGATTGGCTGATTCCTAATGGAAATATTACAGTAACAAATACTGACGAAGTTCAACTACGCTTAAGATCAAACGTATCACAAGGATTAACAACTTTTGCCGATCTTTCTATTGGTGCTAGAGTAGAAAGATGGACGATTGGCACTGCAGTATCACCACCAAATATTCCAGAGCCATTCCCTGATTTTACGGATCTTACAAATGTTCAGTTGAATACTAATATTTACAGTAATATCTTACAAATTCAAGGATTGAACGATACAGCACAGATTGTTGCATCAGACACAGACTTGTATGTGGGTATTTCTGATACCAATACATTTTTCACCAACAGTGATGGATATAGTATATTATCTGGTGTAACATTTGAGCAGGTTATTGGTCCTAATTATCCAACAGTCACTAACGGTCAGTATCTACAACTTCGATTACTTTCCGAAAATACTGCTGGAGCACAGTCTTCTACATCACTTGGTATTGGTGATGAGCCAGCGGGATCTAATTGGTCTATTACTACAGGAAATTTCCCCTCCACAACGCCAGACAATTTCTCATTCCAAGATAAGAATGATGTATTAGAAGATGCTTTGATTGGATCTGAACCAGCACCATTGCCTGGTGGTATTGCTGGATTGGGAAATGGTACTGAAGTTGATGTCACTCTTGTATCAACTGATGGAACAGAACCTAGAATTAAAATTCAATATGCAGAGGGTGGTGAGAGTTCTATTGGTGTATTTCCAACTAAAGTAAACAATGGTGATAAGATTGTTCTGTATAACAGGTCATCTGCTACGTTTGGTGGTTCTGTATCTACTACCATCAGAGTTGGTGGTAGAACTATTGCTCCGTGGTTAATTGTTACTAACCTTGGACCAGATACTGATGCTGATTGGATAGCACCAGCAAACCTTACAAATCAAGTACCAAGCACTCAAGTTGTAAGCTCTATTGTATCTGTTAGTGGAATCAATAGACCAATTACAATCTCTGCCACAAATGGTGCCCTAATCTCTGTTGATTTTGCTACTCCTACATCATCTACAGTGACATTTGATCCAGAAGTAAATGATTCATTCCGTGTCTTTATTGACACTGATCCTAATCTATCTGGTCAAGTAACTACAACTGTTACGGTGGGTACGGGAACCCCAAACCAATTTATTTGGACAGTAAGTAACTATGCTGTTGCTCCACCGCCACCAGATCTAAAAGGTGCGTGGTATAGTAAGAAGAATGCACTGGTAGATAGCAATGGTGATATCATTGAGAACAAAGAAGATGGACATTCTATTGGTACAGTTGTCCCTGTTCTGAAGAGACCAGATGGATCATATGGCACACTAGACGGTAGCCTTACATCTAGATTCCCAGGTTACTTGGAGTGTGATGGTGAACTTTATGACGCCGCAGATTATCCTGATTTGTATGAAGTCATTGAAGAAACATATGGTGGAACTGGTGTAACATATGACGCTCAAAATAAAACATATACAGGACAGTTTAGAGTTCCTGACTTAAGAAATAGAAAACTGGTTGGAACTGGTGTTGTTGATGGTAACAGAGCATCGTCTGCTTTCCCACCACTTGAAGGTGGTGGAAGTATTTACGATCCTGGAGAAACTGGTGGCTGGTGGTATGTTGATGATGTGGACGTTTCTGGTGATAATCCTTATGAACAGATTATAGGTGATGCTGGTGGTACTACAGGAACAACTAGTAATTTCTTCTCATTGGGTACAGTTAAGACTGTATTTGATGGTGATATTACAGCTGAAATTGATTTCACCATTGCTGGTAGTGTAACAGCATTGATCGGTCCACTGCTTGACACATTGGTATCAGTTCCTCCACATACTCACCTGTACGTTACTGGATTGGTTGATGGTGTTAGTGGAGATCCATTAATTGAGTGGCGTGACAGAGGCATGGCATCATTGCCTGGTTCTGCTAGATTAGACAGTGATGGTAGTGTCGGACTTAATGCGGCTAGACTTAATGGTCTTAATGACTTTCCAGATGGAGTTGCAAAGTCTGACACACAAACTATTGTTGACTTATGGTTAGGAGCACTGCAAAATTATGCATCAAACTTCCAGAATGAATGGGATGAAATTGATGGCGTTGATGATCTCAATACGATTGTTACACAGTTGATTAGTGATATTAACACTAAAGCATATAATACCAGTTTGAATGGTGGTCCTGGTCTTGCAAACGTAGGTGGTGATGCTAACATGAGAACATCACAAACACTAGTTGCTGAAACTTGGTGGCCATCACCATATAGTGTGCTATCTGATAGTTACCTTTTCACAGTTGGTGGTGGTCCTTCTGAAGAATACGGTGTTGATGGGGGGTCTGGTAGTAGACACGTTACTGCTGTGATTGATACCAACCCAAAAACTGTTAGAGTAGACGCATACACACCACCACTTCTTGATGGCGACACTGGTGTCACGGAGTCTCATTCGCACTTGATTACACTACAACCAGTTACTGACTTGACTACTGACTATACTTATGGTAATGTTAGTGGATGGGGTAGTGCTAGAGAAGGATTAGGTTCTGCAGCAACAAC